ACTTTCTAATCTCTAGAGCAGCCTTTGCGTTGGTCAGTGGGTCAAATAACTGTTGATTGTGACTAAGACCAAATTGCTGCAACCGAGCAGGTCCAAGACTATCAATCATATTGATTTGCCACCATCCATAACTATTGTCTCCAGTGTTACGGTTTCGGTTGTGTGCGTCTTGTTTCCCGCTTGACTCAGCCATTGCAATAGCTGTCATCAAGACCGCTTCCTTTGGATCACCACCAGCAGCTAGATAGGTACTGAGGATCTCATTTGGACCGTTTATAGCCCCAGGAGCACGTCTTGTAGGCGCAGCACCTATGCCACTACCAATACCAGCAATCATTGCTCGTGTGGTATTAGGACGGTATGACAGAAGACGTTGGTAAACAGGGTCTACTACCGACATCTTTTGACGGTATGCGTCCAATGGAATCTGCTCAAGTCCTGCTCGCTTTAACTGACGGTTAACAACTTCAATGGCGTTGATGTTGCCTCCATACATGTTTGAGATGGCTTGTGCAACTGGAGGAATGTTGACAGGCTTACCAGCTTTTTGACGCTTAAGGATTCCTTGCAGGTCACTGTCAGCAATTAGAACCTGTGAGTCAAGTGCGTCAGGATGGGTTTTAATGAGCTTCTCAACTTGAGTCAGTGGGTACTGGATTTGAGCCTTACCCTTCAGTGCAAACTGACTGAACTGTGGGTTGTAAGAACCATCATTAGCATCATCATTTACACTGTAACGACCCTTTTCGTTGTCAAATTCTTTCCTGAAGCGTTGCAGAGCATAGTCAACAGCTGTTTCCTCATTCGCTCCATCCTGCAGCATCGCAAGACGTACATCCTTCATTGCCTGCATTTTTGCAGACCTCAAAGCTAGTACGTAACTTGGATCTTTAATGGCATCAATGGATTGAACCTTTAGTCTCTTCTGGAGAGAGCTGGAAACATAATCCTCAATTACTTTCTGTGATTCTTTCGAGAGTGCATTCTGCTCAGATGTTTGAGCCTTCTTAATCCACTCTGCTTTTACCTTTGCAGAAACAGGTGCCTTACGTACTTCCTCTTGAGTTAGTGTGCCGAGTGCTTCATACTCAGACCATAACTCCTTGAAGTACTCATCTTGCTTGCTTTCATTGCTGAAGCTTAGATATGCAGACAGGGCTTGAGCACCTGATGAGTTACCACTTTTGATTGCGACATCAATGAGGTTTTGCAGGCTTTCTTGGGAACCATCCCACTGATTCTGAACCCACTCCTCAGCTTGGTTGGTCCATTGCTTTTCTTCATCACGCTTAGCCTGCTCCATTTCACCGAAGAAGCTCGATTGTGCTCTTCGACGTTCACTACGATAACTAGCTACTTCAGCAGTAAAACGATCGCCTAGTGCTTTGGTTGGTTGATCGTCAAAGGCAGACGCTTCAAATGCTTCAATCTCAGCATCTGTGTACAGCATATTGCCATTGCCATCAGTTGCCTTGTAGATATGCTCAAACAATTGTTTCCGCCCTTCTACATAACCAACCTGTCGCTTAAGTGTTCTATAATAGTTATGCATGGCATCAACGGACTTGGTATCCGCCAAGTAATCCCTGGCTTCCTCAAGTCTGATTGCATCTGCCTCTTTAATCTCAGCCTGTCGAGTGTTGTTGATTTCTTTTGTATAGCTATTATACACTGACTCAAACAGTGGAGCCAAGAAAGACTTCTTCATCTTATGAAGACCACGTTCTACCATGAACCGCTTAAACAGTTCTGGGTAGATAGCTGCCTTCTCAGCGCTTGTGACCGCTTCACTTGCTTTGATCGTTTTGATTTGACCATCGCTTGTCTTAAAGGTGACTTCAATGTTCTCATCCTGCATTGCAGTCTGAGCCCATGAATCCCACTCTTGACCAGCACGAATCACCTGTGCCTTCTTACTTCTAAGCTGACTAGCAGGGTTAGCTGCACGTATTGCATTAACGGCAATTGGATCAGCACCCATCGCTGCTGCTTGATCTGCTTTGATCTCGATAGCTTCACCACCAATCTCTACAGCACTCATTGCTTCTAGCTCTTTCATCAACTCATTCGAGTTGACACCAAAGACCACACCAGACCAAAGGTCGGCTGTTTCTCGTTCTGCTCGATTCTTATTGTCAATCTCAGTGACCAGCTCTCCAGCTGTTGTACTTAATTCACTGATACTCTTAAAGACTGTGGCAGCATTCTGACCTTTAACAAGGCTACTTTTGATTTCTGTTTCAAAGTTTTTGTTAATTGCAGCCTGGTTCTCCCTTCTACTTTCACTGTCAAACTTAAAGATCTGATCACGATTCTGAGCTTCAAGTCGATTGTTGTTAGAAAGAGCTTCGAGCTGAGCTTGTCTGTTCTTTAGATCTTGATTTGCATACCGCTTCATACCTTCAATGGTACGAGCACCATCGCGTGCGATAGCTTCTACGTTTGCATTCGAGACCTTTTGTGGACTAAATCCGGTTGACTGGGCGTACCCTTGATAACCTACTTGTTCCATTTACTATTCCTTTCCAATGTAACTACTGGCAATACCCATGCCAAGATTAGCGACTCCACTAATAACGTCTAATCCCAATGTATTAGCCGCCTTAGCACCTTTGATTGGTTTCGGTGGTTGTTTCGGCTCCAGCGGATCCTGCAGTAAAGGTCTCGGTAGTTCAATCGGCTTAGGCATTGCAGGAGCACGCTCTGGTCTGATCATTCGAGCAGCCTCTGCTGCAAGATCAGCACCCATCTTTTCAACATCAATCTTTCTAAGAGTTGTCTTAAACTGCTTCTCTGCACTGGTTAGGCTTTCTGCAAGTACCGCAAGGTTTCGTCCGTATGCAGCCACAGCGGATTGCATCGCCTTACCTTGTGACCTGCCTGCCTGACCAGTTACTTGTGCAGCACCCTCCTCTTGAAGACTTTTGACCATCAAGTCTTGTTGTTGAAATGCTTGACCGATCTTGATTTCATTTAGCTTGCGTTGCTCCGATTCATATGCCTGAGCAGCTGCAATGTTGTTGAACTGCAGTTGTTGTCGATAGTTCTTTTCCGACTGAGCATGTTGACGTAATGCATTGCTGTACTCAAAGTCAGCAATACGCATCTGGTATGCCCAGTCTTGTTTTGCTAGATAGTCTCTATGGAAATACTCGTCTTCAATGTTCTGACGTTGTATGCCAATCCCTTGTTTAAGGTAGTCATACTCACGTTTCTGCTCATCAAAATTGAAGTTCCATACAGCCGTATCGTAGTCATACTGCCTGTCAATTGCTTCATTCTGTGCTCGCTGACTTGCACTGTTGGACGCAGCGGATGCTGCAATACCGCCAATGCCTAATACGCCAGCGATGACTGCACCAATTGCCATTTCTAAGCTCTCCTATAATATCTAGGTGAATAGTTTCCTTCCCACCTCATTGAGAGAAGACTCACTGGGAATGGTGATGATGAAGAAATAATCATTTCTATATTTTCTGATCGTTGGTGGATGGGAATAGTAAACTCGCTCTTCTCGACAAATGGTATGTCATTCGCCAAGTAGTAGTCTGCCTCTTTCACACCCCTAGTCTCGATCCACTCGCCTCTGCCTTTTACCTTTGTCTTAAACACAACATCACCACTAACCCCAAGAAGGAACTTCACCCTTGCGATTGTTAGAGATGCTGTCCAGTCGGTAACCTGACTTGACTCACCACTCCTATAGTAAATCCCAGGTAACTCATAGGTCATGTCATAGACATAGCCTACGATCAGGTCGTCTCCAGATAGGTCTAATTCTTCTACCTTGGCATAATACCCGGTTCCATCCTGTTCTACTGTCGGAAACAGTACAAGACCGGAGTTGCTATAAGTGGGTGTTGCTTGGTTCGGATTGGATGTAACAACCGCAATTGTTCTGTCTGTATCAAATTCGTATGGTAGATAAACCTTCGTATGCTTATCTCCTTCAGTAGAGTCGTAGACAACGGACGCTGGTTGTTCCCAGAAATCCAAACGTGGATCAACCCTACTTCCATCGGCTGTTAGGAATGTAGATGTGGTGGGACTCTGGACTAGGTTAATCTTACTTATGCCGTATGAGTTCTCCTGTTTCGTCAGACACCAAACCACATCTCTATCAATCTGATGGTGTTGCACTGCTCCAGGAAGTTCCCACTTGAACCAAGACTGGATCTCTCTCTGCTCTCCATTAGAATAGAATCTAAATAGATACAGCAACCTGCTGTCTGAAGAACCCAACGAAAGCAAACTATTCTGAGGTGAACTTACAACCTGATCAATTGTAGATGGGATCCATTCTGGTACAATCCTTGAAATGTCCAACACAACAGGGCTTTCATCTTGTCCCCGCGTCTGCATCTCAAATACTCTAGAATATGATGGTGTCTTTGATATAAACGAGACAGTTGTTCCTAGATCCACTGGATCATTTAACGTGTCCATCTCATAGTTTGAGATTGTTTTGATGATCGAGCCGCCAGGAGTCAAAACACCACCACTGCCTTGCATCAAGAATTGCTGAGACCTACTGAATAGCAGCAGACCTTGAGCAACCGGAACAACACCATGTAACTTTGCAGGTCGGATACTAGAACATGAAATATCAACAGGGTCCGATGCAATCGTTGTTAGAGCACTGTTGTGGTAGAAGTTGAAATAGTCTCCAGCCTGACTCATGGAGACATTCTCCTCAGTCAAAGCCCCAAGACGATTATTGTAGAAGAATAGTTGTTGGATCGTATTGCCAACAAAGCTTGGATGCTCATTGCTCAGATCATCACCAACCAGCCTTGGTTCCCATGTTGACTGTTGGAATGTGAATGACCCATCAACATTCCGAATCAACTGGTGAGGCATTGTAGATGTAGTTAGTCCAGGACTAATGTCTGGCTTACGTGTTTCTTCCCAATAGCCAATACCAGAGACACCATCGTCAGCAATAAACTCCACATAGTAATCATCTTCGACATTAACCGAATTTGCGATCTTAACGATCCGACCATGCTTTGATTTGTTGGGAAGTTTAGAGATATTATCTACTGAATCTTGAAAGGCGGTTAACGCTTCACCATCTTGCCCACCATTGACTGATATTGTAAAGTCGCTTGTGCGCTCTAATTCAATAGACGATCCAATACGTGTTGCAGTATATCCAGACAATCCATTTAACGTTGATTGCAAGGAATTGAGGATTGCATCCGCGTTGACAGTATTCTGTGTCTGTGACGGTGAAGTGACAGTAGCTTCGGCATTGAAGGTAGTGTAACTAGCGCCGCCACCATCAACTGTTACCGAATAGGTCGCACCATAGACAACCTCTTCAAGTCGGATGGTAGCTCGTCTTTTGAAGTTATAAGTTGGTGCAGCTTCAGTTCCTACTGTAACTGTCTTATTTGTAATAAAGGTGTAGTCGTTGATTGTGAGGATGTCATAGTCATCCTTGCCACCTGTTAGGTAGCTTGTTGCACCAGTCCCATATGTAACTGTCCTTGGTGTACCATCAATCAGACTCCAGATTGAAATGGTAGTACCTTTGATAACTCCAATGTATTGCTCATTAGAGTCACGAAAGATTGAGAACCAACGACCGTTGTCGTATGTTCCGGGACTTATAATACTTCCACCGGCATCTTTTAATTCTGATACAAACCTGCTGCCTGGACGTTTTACTAGACCTAGTGTTGGATCTGGATAACCATTGATGCATTCTTTCAGTTGCCCAGGATATTTCAGGTCATCTGTTTGTTGAGATACACCACCTAAGTAGTTGGCAATTCTTTGAGTTACTGCTGCCATATTATCGTGCCAATGCTTGGAATGGTTGGTATGTTACGTAGTAATTAGCGCCTCTTGGGTGACCATAGTATGAGTAGTCACCTTGATTGCAGTCGTATTCCATTAGGTTCGCACGAGAGAACGCTTCTTTCTGCTGTAGCATCTGATAGATAGTTGAGTCGCCAACCATCTTTGTCGATGCCTGTACTGACGCTCTTGTCACTACATAGTCACGAGCAGGAGTAGGGAGATCGGTAAAGTCCAACAGCCATACGACATCACACTTGATTTGCTTATCAAAAACAAAAGTATGTCCAATCTTGTTGTACAGTTTTCCGTTTCTAATCACAACATCGACACCTCTGTTCTCATAGAGATCGGATAGGTCGATCATTAGCACATTCTGAGGTACATATACTTCGCCATTGACATCTGGGTTGAACGGATATTCTGTTTCAGTATTGAACCCCCAACCCTCCGACTGAACCTCACGATTCACTTCTTGCAAGGTATCGTAGGCGATAGCTACATCAGGATTGGTGTCATCGAGAGTAGTGACAGGAGCCTGTCCTACTGCTCCGAGTATTTGATTTACGGCAGCTAGTTCGGTAGCTACTAAAGAAGTAGGAAAGCTCATATCACGATAGCGGTATATAGTATTGAAAAAGAAAAGGGGACCGATACGGCCCCCAATTCATGTTTAATC